TCATCAATGTTTGGCTCTTTAGTGACTTCATTTTGCAGCACATTAGCCTTCTTATCAGTTGCAAGAACTCCAAGAGTTAAAACTTCATATTGGTTATAAGAAGCAAATAAAACACCACGGCCTTCGTAATGCTCAATTACATTTTCAGAAGAATTCGTTTTAGGATTCCACTTTGTGCTAACAACCCGGTCACATGTAAAAGAATGAACGGCGTCCGCTAAATCATCATTAAATGCTTCGGTAATATCTGCCTGAATTTCGTCACGTAAGCCCATATCATGCCCTGTAAAGTGGTATGCCAAAGCCATTAAAACTTGCATTTGGATCTTTCAAATCAAGTGAATCAATAAAATCAATTGCAATCTGTTCAAAGCTAGAAATTGCTTCAGATCCATCTTGGTATTCTTTTTCTGACTCAACAGAATCAGCTTTAACTTTCTTACGCTTCAACTGCTGGTCTTTGCCGTTATAAATTACTTTGGCCAGAATTCCTTTGATGATTTCACAAGCCGCGTCCTTAAGAAGTGGATCAATAGGATCTGGTACAAAACCTATTCTGTTTTTCATCCAAACATTAGCCAGCTTTACCAGACGAGCTTTATCACTGTCTGGTGCAAAATCGCTGCCCAAAATTGAATTTGCGTCATCTACAGTAATAAAGCTCATTGCATTATTCCTTCGGGATTAATTTAAGGAGTTCTGCTTTTGTTGCAGACGGCTTGTAACCAATGTTTTTACTAGCTAAATACTCTTTTAATTGATCATTTGACCAGTTTTCAAAATCATTAACTGCCGTTTCTGTTGTTGAATTTTCTGCCGCTTTTCCAGATTCCAATTCAGCAATACGCGCTTGCATTGCAGGAATATCATTTTTAAAAGCTTCAAACTCTGCTTGAATGCTTACTACCTTTCCTTCAGCCGCTTTAGCAGCATTGTCTGCTTGGAGTACAGCATCTTTTAAACGTGAGTTTTCAGAAATTAACTCCGAACTATCACCACTAGCTTGTTCCAAGATTTCGATTTTCTGTTTAAGTTGCCCGTTTTCCTCAACAACCTTTTCACACTCAGCTTTTGTATTATCAATGACCTCTTGCAGCTCAGGGGTAATTCCCACCGCGACATTTACTGTGGCCAAGGTCGTTTTTGCAGGCTCTTCCAACTTGCGAACTTCAACTGGAATATCCAGAGC